AACCGATGAGACTGATAGCTGAAGAAATTACAACCGTCGATTTTCTCTGCGAAGAGAAAGAAGGCAAGAAAAATTACTTCATTGAAGGAGTATTCTTACAAGCGGAACTGAAAAACCGTAATGGAAGAATGTATCCTCAGAAAACTTTGGCACGCGAAGTTGCTAAATACGATGAGAACTACATTCAAAAAGGGCGTGCTCTTGGCGAATTAGGTCATCCTGATGGTCCTTCCATCAACCTTGATCGTGTTTCTCACAAGATCATGTCTCTTAAGGAAGACGGAAATAACTTTATCGGTAGAGCAAAGTTACTCGACACTCCTATGGGTCAGATCGCTAAAAACCTCCTTGACGAGGGTGTCAAACTGGGTGTTTCATCCAGAGGCATGGGTTCTATCCGTAAGGAAGAGAACTGTAATGTTG